GGGCGAGTGCGGGTACTCGTGCACGTGGTGCCGCCCCGTACCGTGCACCATGTGCTTCTCCGCCGGAAACTTGATGTCTCCGAACTGCGTGAGAGCGAGCGTGCTTTGGGCGGTCGGCATGGGCTACTCGTCCGCGTCCACGGGAGAGTCAGGGCGCGCGATACCGGAGGGCACGCCGTCGGACGGCTTGGCCGTGTTCTGGATGGCCGAAACGATCTCGGCCGAGCCTTCGCTCACGGCCGTGTAGACCATCTTGGTCGCTTCGGCGTTCTTGCCGATCTCCACGTACATCTCGTTCAGCTTGCCCATGTCCGCCGTGAGGCGTCCAACTGCGGCGGCTGCGTCCTTGTCCAAGTCGTTGGCTCGGGCGAAGTTACCGCCATGGCGCGCGGCCCTTGCTGCGTTGTTGATCCCTGCAACCTCCTCCGCCTCTGCTTCGACCTGTGTCTGAAGCGCGCCAGCGTTCGCACCGAGCTTGGCGCCCTGGTTGCGCATGACCATCAGCTCCTCCTCGGAGTACTGAGTGACCTTGTGCCCGCCGGCCACGCCCGTGCCCTGCATAAAGCCGCGCCACGTAGGACCCCCGACCTCGTACGCAGTACCTTCCCGCGCGCCGCGGTTGAGCCGATCAATCGACGCAGCGTTCCCGACAACAGCTTTCCCGCCCAGGTCCAGCGCGTTCTCCCGCTTCTGGCCGGTGATGTCTCCGAGCCAGTTCCCGAAACTCTGCGAGAGCGGAATGATCGTTTTGGAAAGTCCAGCGAACGCCGGCATGAGCGCTCCCGCGAGCTGCTCCGCGGCCTCGTCCATGTGGTTGTTGAAGACGGTGACCTGCGCCTCGCTCGTCTTCATCGACTCGGCGAAGGCACGGTTGACCTCGGCGTCGTCGAGCTGCGCCCGACGGAGGCGCTCGAACTCCGCCGTCACCGCAGCGATCTTCTCGCGCTCCGTGCCCTGCGTCTCGCCGTAGATGGCGGCGAAGCCCTGCACCGCGCGCCCGGACATCTTGTTGGGGAACAGCGCGTTGAGCTTGGTGAGGTCGCCCTTCGAGTGGAGCACTGCCTCCTTGATCAGTTCCTCGGGCGACTTGAGCATGGTCTTGCCCTTGTCGGCGAACGGGTTGAGCCCGGCGTCGGTCCAGCCCTTGAGCGTGCCCTTCTTCGTGATGTCGGTCGCGAAGCTGACGACGCTCGTCGCGGCTTGTGTCGCGCTGACGGCACCGCCGCGCAGCTTGGCCTCCTGGGCGATGATGCCCATCTCGGACACGTTGGCCGTGACGCCGCCTACGAACCGATGCGACATGGCAGCGAGCTTGGCCATCTGCTTGGCCATGTCCCGGATCTCGACCGCGCCCAGCTTTCCCTGGCCGGCGATCTGCTGCATGATCGTCTTCGTCACGCCGGCCTTGTTCGGCATGTCGCCGAGCGCGTTCGTGACCTCTGCTGAGGCGTTCGCCATGTCCTCCAAGCTCGTGCCCGTCGCGCGGGAGAGCTTGGCCATGTCGGCGAGCGTGTCGCGCCCGGTCTGGAGGTCGCCGGTCTTGGCGACGAAGGCCCGGAGCGCGTCGAGTGCTTCGGTCGTGTCGATGCCGGTCTCGTTGGAGACGGAGCGCGCTTCCTGGAGCAGCTCGCGCGGGTCCTGGAGCTGCGTGCCGGGCACATAGCCGGCGTTCGAGAGCTTGGTCGCGAGCGTCTGCTGCTGCTGGGACTTGGAGACCAGCGACGCGAGCGACGTGTCAACGCCGAGGCCGTGGGCGATGTCCATCCCGACGCCCATGGCGCCCGAGAGCGCTGCGCCGCCGTAGCCGTACGCCATCGCCGCGCCGCGACCGACGCGGATGCCGGCACGGCGACCGATACCGATAGCCCCCCCGGAGCCGAGCGCTCCTCGGGAGCCCCCGATCGTCCGCGCGTACCAGGGGACGTTCGCGTTCGCCGTGCGTGCTGCGGCCGCGGCCGCGCGCAACGCCTGCGCCTTTTGCCTCTGCGCTGCGGTGTAGGCGGCGGCGATCTGCTGCTCCGCTGCCTTCTCGTTGCGGACGCGCTCCTTCGCAGCCTGGGCCGCGCTACGTGTCGCGGCCTTGTCCGCCCGCTCCCGCTTGCGCAGGATGTCGTTGGCCATCCGGTCCAGCTCTTTGTCGAGAGCGTCCCAGGACGTGCCCACCTGCTTCGCGGACTTCGCGCCCGACTTGCCGGCGGCGTTGAGGTTCTCTTCGATGCCCTTGCGCGCACGCTTCGCCGCCCGCTCCAGGGGCTGGAACACGGCGAGCGCGTTGGCGTCGAGCGAGGCTCCGACCTTGATGCGGATGCTAGGCACGGTCGGCTACTCCACGCGCGCGATGAACGGCTTGACCTCTTCGTCCTCTTCCGCGGGCTCGTCGGGCTCGTCCTGCTCCAGCAGCATCGGCCCCGCGAGGGTCTCCGGGGGCAGTCCCCGCTCGACCTTCTCCAGCAGGTACGCGATGAGCTTTCGGCCTTCGTCGTCGAGCGCCGGGGCCGCGATGCCGCTGAGCAGCGCACGGCCAAGCAGCTTCGCGTCCTCGTCGGACGCAACGGGCAGCGCGAGTCCGTTGCCGCGCGTCAAGATCGTCAGCTCGTCCCAGAGCCGGCGAAGGCCCTCGGTCGTGAGGGCTTGGCGGATCGTGGCGTCGGCGAACTCGAAGTAGGGCCGCGTGATGTCGTTCGGGTCCGTCGTGGCGACGGCGAGCGCGTTGCAGAGCAGGTACTCGTTGCGCGCGTCGATAATGTCGTCCAGGATCGGCGTCGACCCGTCAGGGTGCGCGTCGTAGACACCCGCCGCCTCCCGCGTCGCCTCGATCATCGCCGCGTTCACCTGCGCGACCGAGATGCGCCGCAGCCCGACAGCGACGTCGGCGCGAGGCTTGTGCAGCCACGTGTCCGCGAACGCGTCGGGCGACAGCACGACGATGCGGTCGGGAGCGCGCAGCCCAGGGACAGCCGAGAGCGCGGTCATGACGCACTACTCTTCGCGGGGCTCGACGGGGTCGTTGTGGACGAGCTTGAGTCCCCGGAGTCGGAAGAAGAGAAGGGCCTGGCTCCGGGTGACTTGAGAAGCAGGGCAGCCGTAAAACGCTGCAAGGTCCACCGCATGTGCGGCGACAGCCGCGCGTAGACGAAAGGGTCGTCGCTCGTCGCGACCTCCTTCAGCGCGTTCCACAGCGCGTCCGTGCCGACGGTGCGGAGCGACGGAGAGCACTCCTCCTGCCACACCCGGAGCTGCTCGTAGAGCACGGCGAGCGTGTCGGAATCGAGCGCGGCGAGCGCCTGCTCCGCACCCCCGTCGAACGTGGGCGCCCGAGCGTCGGTCGGAGAGTCCGGGTCCAGGCACGCGAGGGCGAGCGAGTGGGCCCAGATGGCGGACTCGTAGATGGGGTTGTCGGGTCGTGGGTTCTTGATGCCCTTGGACTCGGCAAGCGCCGTGGCCTTCGAGATGACCTCGATCTCTTCCGCCGCCGTCAGAGGGCGCAGGAGCACGTTCACGACGGTCGTGCCGTGCTTGAAGCTCGCCGCGCGCTCGGCGCGGGTGCCCTGGGAGACGGTAGAGAAGCGCATGGTGTGCTCGCTAGGTGCGCTTCGTCTGACCGCCGGTGAACTCGAAGTCACCGTTGAGCGTACCCGACTTCTGGTCCGTCTTGTACGCGGCCTTCGTGCAGCGCACCGTCGCCATGTAGATGTTCGGGCCGATGGGGATCGCCACGTCCACGTCCTGCTTGTTGAGCAGAGCGTTGACGAGGTCGAAGTCGAGCTGGCTGGTGGCCGGCTGGATTGCCTCGCACGTGATGTTGATGGTCTGGGCGCCGTCGGACATCCCGACGAACCCCCCATCGCCGAACTGCGGCTCGTCCCCGCTCATGAGCGTCATGTCGGCCGTGTGCATCTGGCCGAGCTTGCGCCCGTTGAAGTAGAGCGAGTACGGACGGATCCTTACGTTGGCCATGGCGGGTGCTTCTCCGGTGTGCGGACGTTAGAGCGCGTGCACGCTGCGCGGCTCGAACAGGACAGGCATGAAGCGCTCGGCGCGATGGCCTCCCCCGGCGGACCGCGCGACTGCGCGGGCGAGGAGGCCGCTTGTCGCGGCGCAGGTTGTGGGCGCGAGGCCCCCGGGGGGCGGCGCAGCGGGGTCTAGCGCGCGTTTTCCCCCGAGGGACGTCCCTCGGGGGCTCAGGGGGCCTCCCCCGCGCGTAGCGGGGGGCGCTAGACCCCCTTCTAACGCGGCGCGTTGTTCTAATCGAGCCGGACGACGGGCCCGTTCGAGGTCGCGAGGAACCACGGTCCGGGTGCTCGACGAAGAAGCGCGACGAGACGCGCCCGAGCTTCTTCGTCGTCAGGCCACCCGAGCGTGATCGTCCAGCGCTTCATCCAGCCTGCCGCACCGAGATGCCGAGCTGCGCGTCGTTCGCCTTCACGCGCGCGTTGGCCGTGACGATGATGCGGCGGGCGACCGGGTCGAACACGGACTGGACGTCTCCGGTCTGCGGCGCATCGACGATCGGCGCGACCGTGCCCGAGTTCGGGTTGGGCGTGCTGCTGGACGGCGACAGCACCCCGTTGGAGTAGTCCGTCAGCTTCGCGAAAAACGCGTTGGACACGAGGTTCGGGTAGAGCACGCCCGAGGGCGGATTCTTCTCGCCCGCGGCGATGTTCGGGTTGTCCTGAACGCGCGGGTTGTTCGGCTGGAGGTTCGACAGGTAGTAGAGGCGCCAGTCCGTGAGGATGAAGTCCGGCACGCTCGCCTGCCCCGTGTCGAACGTCGAGTAGTCCGGGTTCGAGCCCGAGAGCGAGTGGCTCGTGATCGACCGCACGATGCGCATGAACCCGTCACCACGCTGCGTGGAGAGCGGCGTGACCGAGTTGTTCAGCGCCGACACGAGCACGGCGTTGGTCGGCCAGTCGAGCGGGTTGAACTGCGGCGCGATGGTCGGCATCGGGAAGTAGTTGTACGCCGCATCCGGGTCCTGCTGCTCGGAGAGCGCGCGCTGCGCCGCGGTCGCCGCTGCGATGCGGCTCGGGTGCGTCTCGCACGACTGCGCCCACTCGACCTGCCCACGCTGATCGTTGGCCGTGGTCTGACCGAGCGCGGTCGCGGCCGTGAGCGAGCTGGTCGTCGTGGTCCCGCAGTTCACCGCGCAGACGTAGTGCTGGAGCAGGTCCGTCGGCGCCGCGGCGACGCCGTCGATCTGCGACTTCCACGCGGCCACGCTCGTCGCGTCGTTGCAGGCGAGGGCGATGCGGTTGTACTGCGCGTTGATGAGCGTCGCGAGCAGCGCCGTGTACGTCTCCAAGCCCGTGCACTTGCCGAGGAACCGCGCGACCACGTTGTTGAGCGAGTTGGCCGTGAAGCCCCAGCACGTCCACGTCACCCCTGAGTCGACCACGGTCGTGCCGATGGTCGTGGGCCAGGTCGGCTCCGTCGAGCCCGTCGTGCCCGTGGTGATGGCCGTGGCCTGGTAGTAGTAGCCGTTGGCGTGCGCAGCGGTCGGCGTGACCTGGGAGATGGAGCCGGCGGTGATCGACTGACCCGCGGTGGACGCCGACCACGTCACGTCGAACGTCGCCGTGAGCCCGGCCGGGATCTGCGTCGTGTCGAGGACCACGACGTGCTGCGCGCCACGCTGGCCCGACGTGCGGCACGCCAGCGCGACTTGCCCCGTGGTCGATGTGGCGGTGACCGGAAGACGCGACCCGTTGTAGCCGGCGATGGCGGCGGCGATGTTGGCAGCGACGGTGGTCGTCGTGTCGGTTGCACCGACGGTGACGGGAATGGAGACGCCGCCGATGCGGACGGTGATCTGGCCCGCCGTGCTCCAGGTACCGCCGATCGTGATCAGCTCCCCGGCCGCCGTCGCGCCGCTCGCCGGAGTCGGGGACGCGGCGTAGATGGGCACGCCCGCGTTACCCGCGACCTTCAGCGCGTCGTAGAGCATGCACGCCAGCTCCGAGCCAGCCCCGGCGTACGCGTCCGCGTCGGCCTGCGACGCGATGATCTGGACCTGCGTGTCGGCCGTGATGGACCCGGCAGAGGTCTTGAGCCCCACGCAGAGCAGGAGCAGCGGCAGCGACGCGGCCGACTGGCCCGCGGTGCCGAACAGCACCTCGCCCACGGCGCCGGGTACGCGGTTGGAGCTGGGGAAGCCGGCGATGATCGGAACGAGGGGCATGGGTCAGAGGCTCCGGTCGAGTGCGTGGGATGGGGGGAAGGGGAGGGGACGCGCGGGCCTACTGGCCTGCGTGCTCGTCGGGGTCGTGGTCGAGGGCGCTGGGCACGAAGACACGCGCAGCCTGCATCGCCTGCGCCTTGTCCCACGCTTCCAGGTGCGGCTTGAGCGCGTCGGGCCAGTGATTCGGGTCGTGCCGCCCACCGCCGAGCAGCTTGATGGACTCGGCCGCGCCCTCATCGACCGCGACGATGGGCCCCTGGGGCATGAGGTTGTCGTGCTCGCGCACGAGCTGCGCGACGCGCGCGAGCGGGTCTCGGAACCCGAGCTTGGTCCCGAACGCATACTCGTGCGTCTCGACGTCGGCGGCGAACACCGCCCGGTCCAGGAGCGCCCGTCGGTAGTAGTCGCTGCGGATCACGGTCACGGTGCCCGAGGAGAACGCGAACGAGCGGTCGTGCTCCGCCGTGATGCGCGCTGCGGCGTTGGCCGCGCGCGTCTCGGTGGCGACGCGCTTGGCGCCCACGTGCCGCACCTCCGTGTCGCCGAAGACCATGTCGGGCTCGTGCGGGAACCCCCCCGCGCACCGACCCTCGTGGTCGATGGCGGCGAACGGGTTGCACACGACACGGAGCGTCTTGGAGGAGGGCAGGGGGGGCATCGAGGAAGTTCCTTCAGGGCGCGAGGGGACCGGAGACGGTGACGTTGCCGTTGGGCTGCATGGTCGAGGTGCACGTCCACACCACGCCGTTGTCCGAGACGGTGCCCCCGATGGTCGTGGGCCAGAACTGCGGCGGCGTGAGGTTGCTCGTGCCGGCGGTCGTGCACGTGTAGATGAAGCCGTTGGGCGGGCTGGACGTGACCTGCGTCGACGTCGCGTAGGCCGTGAGCGGTGCCCAAACGAGCGCGCCCTGCGCGTTGTAGAGCGTGGCGAAGGCGCCCGGCGCTGACACGAAGAAGCGCGACAGCCCGTAGACGAGATTCTCCTCCAGCGTGAAGGTCATCTCGACCGCCGGGTACATGTCCATGCGCGTGCCGGCCGAGTCGGGCACGGCGAGCTTGTTCATGCGCCAGCTCGACAGGAACAGCGACTCGAACCCCGCGTAGGGGTAGAAGACCGAGCCCTCGGCGGCGGTGCGGTCGTCGCTCTCGTCCGTCGGCTGGATCCAGCCCGGAGTCCGCCCCCGCTCGATGACCTGGGCGATGCACTTGACGAGCGCGTTGACGAACGGCTGCCGGGCCTGCTGCCGGCTCTGCTCCGCCAGCGGGTACACCCAGAGCGCCTTGAGCTGCGTCGTCTCCACGTACCAGTCATCCGCTTGGTACGCCGTGGTCGCGCCCGCGCGCCACATGTAGAACGCGGGCAGGTGACTTGCGTTGAAGACGACCTCGCCCGGGTCGTGGCAGAAGATGCGCTTGATGGGACTGGGTCCGGCAGGGCCCTTGACCTGATCCCAAGCGGCCTGGGGGAGCTGGTCGGTGTTGATGGCCGTGGCGAGGAAGTCGAGGATGACGGCGAGCGTCGGGTCCGCGAGAGGGATCTGCGCCGGTGCGACCCAGAGCCCCTGGGCAATGGGGACGAACGGCGCGTAGTCGGGCTGTGCCGGGATGCTCAGCGCTCCCCACGTGTCCTGCGCTGCCTGGAGAGCCATCTCGTGCTCGCGAGCCTACACCGGGAGCACGAGCTGCGCCGCGGCAATCGCCACGAGCGTGTCTCGCTCAAGAACGCGCTCGGCCTTGAGGTACGCCTGGGCCATGAACGGGAACGGCCGAGCCTGCCGTGAGAAGTGCCAGGTCTTGCGCCCACCGGCGATCGACGCGAACTTGCGCGACTGCCGGCTGATGATGGCATGCCCGTTCTCAACGAAGCTCGCGTAAGGCATGAGCGCTTCGATGTAGCCCTCAGCGCCGTTCGGGTCCTCACCCTGCCACATGCGCGGCTGGATGGAGCGCGTGAGGTTGCCAGTGCGGTCCTGGTACCTGTGGGTCGTGCGGGCTTCGTGCGCGCCCTCTTCGATGGCGTTCTGGACTGCCGTGTGGAGCCCCTTGACGAGCACGCGACAGAACCGTCGCCAGTCAGCCGCGAGCGTCGACTCTAGCTCCACGGTCACGGACATCGAACACCTCAGTGCCGGGTCAGTAGTCGCCGCTGTTGGTGCTTCCGTCGGGGTTGTCGCTAATGATGCGCGCGGCGCCGTCCGTCGACACGCCGCCGACGTTGGCCGGAACGGCTTGCGCGACGGGCAACCTCTGCCGCCCGTCGAGCACCTGCTGCATCTGGTCCTCGGCGCGCTTGAAGCGCTCGCCCCGTTCCTTGCCGTTCGCCCGCACGTACTCCGGGTGTCGGTCGAACATGAACGCGATGCAGTACTCCAGCGCCGCGTAGGCGAGGAACGGATCGACCTGGAGCACGGCGATCTGGACGGGCGAGAACGGCGGGGGGCCGTACTCGTCGCCGAGCCAGCTCAGCACCTTCAGCTCCGCCCGCGCGATGACGCTGGCGATGGCGCCCGTGTTGAGCGCGCCACCGCCATTGCCGTCGTCGAAGCACGCGGCGACGGTGGCGATGCTGGTGGCGTTCTCCAGGTCACCCTGGTTGAGCCAGATCGCCGCCCAGGGTGCCGAGACGGGCACGCTCGGCTACCCCTGCTGCGTGGCGCGGCGCTGGGCGCGGTTCCCCGGGCGGTCGCCCATGGGCACGGTGTCGCCCGAGTCCTTGTTGGTGACGGTGGTCTCGCCCTCGGGCTCCGGCTTCGGGGGCGAGAGCACGGCGGCCACCGCCTTGTCCTTCTCCATCTTCCGCGCCCGCGCGTTCTCGACCATGCGGTCGTAGCTGCGGTTCACGTCCTCCGTGACCTCGGCAACGGCGTGCGCCAGCACCTCGGCGCGGGTCGGGATCGCGTCCTCGTCGATGACGGTCTTCTGCGAGAGAGCCCGAGCCGCGTCCTCCTCGCTCAGCTCCACCTCGTCGCCCGGCTTGTGGTAGGCGCCGTCGTGGAACATGTGGGCGGAGAGCGTGTACTTGCCTGCGAGTGACATGGGAAGGAGCCCTTTTCTACCGCGCTGCGCGGCCAGTGTTCTTGTTGGTGACGGTGGACCTGGGCGGCTCGCACACCTTCCCGACGCGGGACGGCTTGGCGTCGAGCGGCTCGACGATGTCCGCGTCGAGCATCCGCGCCGCGTCGTCGTCGCTGAGGTTCACGACGTCGCCCTCGATCGCGTACTCGATCTTGAGCTTGTGCGGGTCCTCGCTCCCGTCCGGGCGCAGGTACTCCGCCTCGGGCCGCGGCACAGCGACCTGCCCGTGGATGACGCGGTACCGACCGCCGAGCTTTCGCTCCCGCGCGTTCTCGTGCGAGGCGTCGGTGCGCGGCACGCGCTTGACGATGGTGGAGACGACGGGAGCGGCAGGGGTCATGGCGGAGGGCCTTTCGGTGGGTGAGTCAGCGCCTCGGCGACGGTCTACACGGCTTGCGAAGCCGCGAGAGGGACGAGCTGGCGTCGACCATCCTCCGGTCGACCGACCTCACGGCCGATGGTGCCCCAAGCCTGCTCGGCCGCCGCCGAGACCAGACAAGCCTAGCTCGTCCGGCCCCGTGGCGTCCAGCGTCAGGCTAGATATGGGCGTTGAGGATCAAGCCGCCCACGAGGTTCGAGGTCTGGACCTCGATGTCGTTGTGGACGACCACGATCTGCGTCCCGCCGCGCGCACCGCGCTTGGGGTCGTAGTAGGTCCGCACGAGCAGCCCGCCCGTCAGCGTCCCGTCCGGCGCCTCGCCCCCGGTCCAGCGGAAGGTGACGTTCGACGCCACGTCCATCTGGGTCGTGGGCGGCATCGTCTTCGGCTCGTGCGTGAGCACGACGTGGTTGCCCCACATGTACGTGAGCACGCCGCCGCCCGTGAGATACTTCATGGTCGAGACGTTGATGGGCGGCAGCCCGAGCGTGTCCGCGACGTCGGCCGGGCTGGGCAGCCCCTTCACCGGGTCCTTGTAGGTGAAGTACTTCTGCACCGCCGGGTTGCGGAGGAAGTCGTGCAGCACCAGCTCCGACATGAAGATGCCGGTGATGGGCATGTACGACTGCTCGATCGCCTTGTGCAAGTTCGCGACGGGGTCGGACGAGGCGCCCCCGTCCCACTGCGTGCCCGCGGCGAGCGTCTGCACGAGCGACGAGGTCCAGGTGCCCGACGTCTGGAGCAGCACGGACACGCGGTACTCGCGCTCCAGGCGCAGCGCGTCGACCACGACCTGCGTGAGCTTGGCGAAGGGCTGGAGCGGCGTGTCCGCGTTCGCCTGCACTTCCGTGGGCAGGAACCCGGCCAGCGCGTACTCGACGGCCGAGTACGTGGCGTTCGAGATGCTCGGGTTGACCTCGGGCACGGCCGACCCGGGCGACCCCGAGACTCCGAGCTTGCGGTTGAAGTCGCTCTGCACGTTCCACGTGTAGTAGACGTCGGACTGCTTGGCGACGGGGATGACGGGGCTCGCGAGGTCCGCGATGGACTCGGCGATCCGGTAGCCGCCCGCGTAGTTGGGCAGCGTGGCCGGCGTGTGCACGTCGGCGATGCCGAGGTCCATCGTGACGAGCTGTCCAGCCTCGTCCGTCATGCCGACCGGGTACTTCTTCGCACCCATGAGGCGCGCGGCCTGCCCGTAGTAGTGCTCCTGCGCCACGGCGACGAGGGCGCTGCGGTGGATGGGAGCGTTGGTGTGCGGGTCGCGGAGGGGCACGCCCTTGTCGCCCAGCACGAACTCCACCTCCTCCATCTGCCGGAGGAAGGTCGCGCCCTGCGCGTCGGCGTAGACCTTGGCGGTGGCCGGGTCCATGTACTCGACGCGTCCGGTCTTCGCGTCCTTCATGCTCATCAGATGGGTGTTCATCGGTGTTTCTCTCTTGGCGCGAAGCCGTTGGTGCTGCGGTTGAAAGTGAATGGCGGCGCCGGACTGCGCCGCCCGAGGAACTACGCCGTGATGCCGGGCATGATGTGCACGAGCACGGGGTCGGCTGCGCTGACGCCGGCCGTGAGCGCCTGACCGGCGTACGGGTCGGTCGCCGTGTAGGCGACGATCTGCCCCGAGACGGAGCCGGACGGGCCGACGGTGGCGCCCGCGGTGACGCCCGCGGCCACACCGAGTCCGTACATGATGCCGGCGATCTGGCACCGACCCTGCCCCGACGCGGGCGTGGCCTCGATGGCGAAGCCGAACGGAATGTCCGTCACGGCCGCCGTGATGATGGCGCCGATCTGCGGCTGCGTCGCGGACACGACGTTCGCGGAGTCCATCTTGAGGAGCTGCCCCACGGTCCACGCCGTGCCGGAGGTGTTCTTGACGGGGATGTCCGCGCCCTGGATCGGGAAACGCGGGTAGAGGAAGTCGGTGGCACTCATTGGAAAAACGTCCTTTCTCCGCTCAAGTCGGAGAGTCGATGCTGGTGGCCTACGTGCGAAAACATGACCCGCTCTGACAGCTACGCGAGGGCGCCCGTGATGACGGCGCCGACCTGGTTGGAAAGGATGACGTCGACGTCGTTGTGCGCCACGACCATCCAGTAGGACATGTCCTGGGGGTGCCAGTAGAACCGCACCATCACGCCGTTGACCGTGTCGATGATGTCCTTGGCGCCCTTGCTCCCGGTCCAGCGGAAGGTGACGGCGGTGCCGACGTCCGACACCGGGTCCTCGACCACGCGGAGCACGGGCACGTTGGCGGGCTTGGCCGGCGACCACACGTACGCCAGCGAGCCACCCGATAGGTACTGACGCGGTGCGTACACCTGCTTCGGCAGCTTGCCCCCCGCCATCACGTAGTCGCGCACGCTCGTGGGCTGCTGGGTACCGGCACCCGCGGGCCCCGCGGCGGTCTGCTGGAAGAAGTACTGCGCGATGCCCTCGGACAGCACGACGGTGTTGGCAGGGAGGTACGACAGCGCCATCGCCGCGAACAAGTCGCCGAGCACGTTGATGGACGTGGTGACGGCACCGTTCCACTTCGCCGCGGCGGCGACGCGGTTGGCTGCGGCGTAGTTGGTGCTGGTCGTGAGCAGCGTGGCGACGCGCACTTCGCGCGCCAGCATCAGCTTCTCGCACAGCAGCCGCAGCACACGCGCCTTCAAGTCGAAGTCAGCGTTGGCGAGCAACTCCTTGGGCAGCTTGGCGGCGAGCGCGTAGCCCGTCGTCTGAAACAGCGTCTTGGCGAACCCCGGGTTGATCTCGGGCGGCTCGCCGTCGGTCGACGTGTTGCAGAGAACGAGCTGCGTCGTGTTGCCGATGTTCTCCAGGTAGTAGTACCCGCGGTCATGGGAGACCATGCGCACGGGGCACACCGTGTCCGCGATGAACTCGGTGAGCGGCGTGCCGTAGTCCGCCTCCGTCTGCGCCGTCGCGACGTCTCCCGGCGCGAGGTCCAGGAGCACCTTGTTGCCGTTGAGCCCCTGGGAGCGCGCCCCACCCATCGTCCGCGACGCGACGCGAGCGAGCCGTGCCACGTCCCGTTCGTCGCCGTGCAGCACGGGGCGAGCGACGGCGTCCCCTGACGCGTCGCGCACGGCGTCGTCGTCGAGGAAGCCGACAGACCGTCCGCGCAGGTCGCGGATGATGGTGGGCGAGGCGGCCACGACTACTTCTTGGGCGCCGGGTACGGGATCTTGCCGGCGATGATCTTGGCGGCCTTCTCCTGCGCGTCGGAGACGCTGAGCTTCTCCTCGCTCATGAGCTTGGCCGTGAGGCCCGTGAAGCTGAGGGCCTGGGGCGGCGGCTGCCCGTTCTCCTCGCGGCTCTCGGTCGGCGTGATGCTGCGGAGCAGGTGCATCTGGTCCGCGCCCACGGGCGGGTACGTGGCGTTGAACGACGCCACGTGCGCCTTGCGGTGGTCGAGCATGGACGGCTTGTCCTTGTCCGACAGCTTCTTCACGTCCTTGTACGTGACGAAGGCCCGCTCGACATCGGCGTTGATGTCGGCCTCCTCGCGCTTGACCTTGTCGGCCAGGAGCGCCTTGTTGTCCTCGGCCACGCGGGCGACCACGCCGGCCAGCGTCTCGTTGGCCTTGGGCTCGATGCCCGCGTCCTTCAGCACCTTCAGCGCGCCGTCGACGATGCCCACGGCCGTGTCCTTCGCAGCGGTGGCGTCCTTGAGCTGCGTCGTGAGCTGGCCCTTGGTGTTCTCCAGCTCCGTGACCTTCGTGTTCAGGGGCGCCGTCGCGGCGTCGATGTGGCTCTTGAGCAGCGTTGCGTCCATGGTCGTGTCCTCGTGATCCGGTGCAGGGATGGGGTTGGGTTCCGTGTCGTCCGGGTCGGGCGCGTCGCGCATCCCGGGGTGCATCGTGGCTTCGTGCCGGGCCATCGCCGCGTCGATCATGCGCTCGACCGCGTCGAGGATGTCCGTGGGGGTGCTGGCGGCGCCCGCGCCGCTGACGGTCGCGAGGGAATTGAGGTACGTGGCGCGGAGGTCCACGCCCTCGTGCATGCCGTTGCCGTCCGCGTTCATGCAGCACTCGCGCAGGCGGTCGACGTGGTCCTTCATCTCGCCGTGCGTGGCGATGTCGGGCATGCGCAGCGCGGCACGGAGCGCGGGCATGTACTCGTGCGGCTGCGACAGCGCGACCTCGTGGAACCCGGGCGCGCGCCCAGCCATGGCCACGACAGGAACGCCGTCGATGATGGTCGCGTACACGCCGTCCTTCGCCGCCCGCAGTCCTTCGAGCCCGGTGAGGAACGGCTGGTTGGTCAGCGCAACCGACGTGAGCTTGGCGCCGACCTGCGCGTTGGTCTTCGGGTCCTTGGACCCGAAGCGGATGGCCGGACTGAGGTACGCGTACTCCCCCGCATGGATCTGGGCCCGCGCCTTCTCCAGCCACTCGGTCAGGCCCCAGAGGCCGCCGATGCCGCGGTTGTCGAGCCGGTGCACCCAGGCCGGAGCAGGCGTCCCGCTCTCGACCGCACCCGGAGGCGGGTTGGGGACCTCGCTGAAGTGCTCGTAGTCGAACGGTACGGGGAGTCCCCGCGCGTCGAAGTTCTTGGCGATCTCGGAGAACGTCGCCGGGGTCATCTGGAACGGCCCCGAGGGGTGTCCGTTCCAGGCGCCGCACTCGGCGAGCTGGATCCAGACGAGCTTCTTCTCCGTGCCGTCCGCGTACGTCGCCGGACCCTTGAGCGTGACACCGACCGCTGCCGGGTCGACCTCGTCGCCGCGCTTGATCGGACGGACGTCGCGCAGCGACATCGAGCCGTCGCGCATCTGGATGACTCGCTGCGTGTCCTTCGCATCCATGCTGATGTGCCTCACGTGCAGCGACCCACCGGGCCCGAGCTGGCCGCGGATCTTGACCGTCTTCATGCCGCGGCGCTGCGCGGCCTTCGCAGTCTTCTTCTTGCCCGCCTTGTCCTTGTCGTCGCCCGGTCCCGGACTCGGCTCGGAGCCGGGAGGCGCGCTCGTCGCGCCGCGGGGGCCTGCGTTGCCCCCTCCCGTGCCCGTGTCGGACGGAGGCGTCGGCCCCGGCGCGACGTGCGAGTCGCCGCCGCCCATCGGCCGCAGCGTGCTCGGGGTGTGCACGTCGGCCACGCCCAAGTCCAGGAGCACGCCCGGCGCGTTCGACAGGAGCACGTGCTGCTCCTTCGCAAGCTCGGGCGTCGTCTGGAGGACGCGACGCTTCAGCGGTGAGTCGATCCAGCGCACGTGCGTCAGTTCAGCGTCGTGTAGATGTTGAGCTGGCCTTGCGGAACGCTCACACCCGTGGTGCCGTTCTTGGCGATCTGGATCGTGATGCAGTCGCCGGGCGCCACGAACGCGCCCGCGACCAGCGTGAACACGACGGGAGTGAACGGGTTCCAGCTACCCGTGCCCCCGTCCTTGCCCGGCGTGAAGGTCGAGGCACTGGCGAGCAGCGTCTGCGTCGTCCCTCCACCGCCGTCGGGTGCGTTGCGCTTGTAGACGTTGAGGACAGCGTTGTTCGTGTCGCTCGCCGTTAGGGCCGCGGCCGGATTGAACGTCACCGCACCGACCGGGATGTTGACGGGGCCGGCGCCGATGATGCCGATGGCCGTCTCCGTACCGCCCGCATCCTGCGTCGTGGAGAGGTCGGCCGTGGTCTTGTTCCAGTCGACGAAGCCCATCTGGGCCACGTTCGCCGCGACCTCGTACGTGTTCAGCAAGTTCATCCCGAGCTTGTGCGGAGCGCTGGGGTCGGGCGGACTCGGCGCCGACCAGCCAGCCTCGGGCAGCAGCGTGGTCGTGGTAGCGCTCGGAGTGCACGCCGGCATCGTGCAGAGGCAGGCGACACCGAGGCAGGCGGCAACGAGTGCCGTGAAGACGAGAACGCGCAGCTTGGTCATGGTCGTGGTGTCCTCGGAGCGGAGAATGTCAGGTGTTGGAGGCTTCGTCGAGGGGATGCGGCGGCGGCCCAGTGTACGAACTCGCCCCCGCACCCCAGCTCGGGGCATTGGACGCGGTCCAGGACGGACTGCCCTCACCGGCCCAGGAGCCGCGGGAGCTGCCCTTTTTCTGCATGTCGTGCAGTTCGTCCCACGGGCCCACGTCCGTGTGCACGATGGCGAAGTACGCGAGCACCGGCTGCCCGAGCTTCACGTTGGCGAGGTAGCGGTGGTGCCCGTCGACGATGATGTACTTCGGGTTGCCGGGCGTCTTGACGAGCACGATGGGCTTGCGCCGCCCAGCCTCGATGCGCTCGACGTAGGGCGTGATGTCTTCGTGCGACGCGCGCCACTTGTTGGCGCTGGAGGTGTCGATGTCGTCGGTGTCGATGTCGGTCGGCCCGGTCCAGTGCCCCGACAAGATCCAGCCGAGCGACCCGGCCGGGTAGTCCTCCAGCAGCTCGTTGTAGACCTCCTGGGCCTGGGCGTCCTTCAGAAGCCGGCGCATGGCCCGGTCGTCGTCGACCTCTGCCATGTCGACCATGCGGATGCGGCGGTCGTCGACGAGCAGAATCAGGCGCTCCGAGTCCAGCGCGTCGACCACGGCCTGCACGTGCATGCGCTTGGGTGGAGCCTTGGGACGGGTGCCCGAGGCAGGCTTCTTGGCCGGAGACCCCTTGGTGCCCGGAGACCCCTTGGTGCCCGGAGGGCCCTTGGCGCCGGCCCCGGCGATGACCGGCTGCTGGAGCTTCTGGACCGCGAGGTCGTGGTCCGAGTCGATCTTGTCCTGGGCCTGCTGCTTGGCCTCGTCGGACATGAGCGTGGGGTCGACCGTGTGCGGGTCCACCACGTCACTCCAGTACGTGCGACGCGGCTTGGGGTCGGACTTCTTGCCCGTGCTCTTGCCGTCCGCGTCCTTCTCGTCCGCGTCTTCCTGAGGCACGAGCGCGATGCCCGTCTGGTCGGAGAGCGCGTCGGCGTCGACGGGACAGCCGATCTGCGTCATCTCCTTGGCGTTGGCGATGACGCTCTTGGCGTCCGGCTCGACGTCGACGTTGATGAACACGTGGGGCACGACGTGGAGTGCCTGCGGACGGTTGAGCCGCACGAGCCACGTCACGATGTCCGTACGGATGGCCTCGGCGAGCGTCGTGGCGTCGTACTGCTCCAGGTCCACTTCGCCGCGCTCCTGCACCTCGCCGAGCGCGCGGTTGCCGCCCGTGCTCCCGACCTCCGTGCCCAGCGTGCCGCCCAGCGCCGCCTTGCTCATCTCGGCGTTGCAGATGGAGAGCCACTCGCTCCACGTGAGCTTCGCTGTGCCCGGCTGCTCGTAGCTCTTGGGCGCGAGCACGATCGAGTCCGGGTGCACGGCCTGGGAGCCCGAGCCGGGGCCGATGGAAGCGCCGATCTGCTGCGCGAGCGAGATGTCTTCCTTGGTCGCCTCGCGCGGATTGCCCGTGTTGGTCGTGCTGTAGACCAAGTCCATGAAGCCCTTGGCGAAGCGCTCCAGGTACACCGACCCGCCACGGCCCGAGATGCGCTTGAACGTGGCCCACGTCGCCACCTGCCGCCCGATGCCCTCGCGGGTCGGGTAGTCGCCGCGGAGCTGAGGGGCGTAGACGATGAACTTCCCGGGCCAGTCCGCGATCTTGGTGCCGAACACCTGGGAGTTGGTCGGCTGCGCGCCCCACGGCGACTGCCAGCCGTAGACCTGGCCCTGGTCCCAGATGTAGAGCGACCAGTTCTGGTAGTCGGGGTAGCTGAGGCGGCGCGAGTGCACCATCTGGAGCCGGTCGACGTGCCACCCGTCGCCGTCCCGCGTCCACATGATCTCGCTCGCGCTGACCGCGTAGAACAGGCCCCAGAGCAGCGAGGCGAGGCTCTGCGTGAGGTTGGGGATGCGCGCCATCTCCCCACGCACGAAGTCGGCCGTGTCCTGCGCCAACTGGTAGTCGGGGTCGTCCTCGGGCAAGTCGAAGGGCCGAATCTCCAGCCGTCCGTTCGCCGTACTCAGGACGCGCTTCTGCACGACCGAGAACAGGTGCGGGTCCTGCTCCATCAGCTCGTTGAGCAGGTCGACAAGCTGCTGCCGGTACCCGGTCGTCGCGAGCCGGAAGACGTTGGCGATGTAGGTGAGGTTGAGATCCTGCCCAACGACCCACGGGTAGCGGTCGATGAGCGGCCAGGGAGCAACCGCCCCCTGCGAGAACGAGACGTCGATGGGTGCCGTCGCGCGCGGAGCGCCGTCGGGCCGCGGCACGGCCTCACCCGGGAGCTTGCCCGAGCCTACGCCCTGCCTCGGGTTGGACCTGCCCGACGGGTACGTGACGGTGACCGGGATGGGCGGGTTCTTGAGCGTGCGCGCGAAGCCCACACCCGTACCGGGAGCAGAACGAGGGGCGGTGCGGAGCGCGAGACCCGTGCCTCCGCCGCGAGGTCGGCGGGGGGTGGGGGAGGCACTACGCTTGGCCATGGAGCCTCGTGAGAGTGGAAAAGTTCGAGGGCTCACACCCGGCGCCGGCTTTGGTAAGCTGGACGCGGACATGGAGCGGATGCTGACGTTGCTGGAGCGCGCGACTCGGGACGCGAAGAGGAGGCGGTCTGGACGGTGATCCGATTGGCGGGCAGCACATGGGACGCGAGTTCGCGGCCGAGGCGGACCTTGCGTGGACTGCCGAGGTGCTGAGAGCCATGCTGGCCCTGTCGCCCTGGAGGCACGTCCTGCGCGTGGTCGTGAACGCGATGGGTGTTGCGTGCCCATGCGGGCACTCGATCCCGTGCGCAGACCCGGAGTGCGGGTGCTGCGAGTGCACGGCGCACTAGCCCACGGTCAGGTCGTCGATCGAAATGCCCGGCGTCCAGCCGCCCACCGTGATGCCGGCGCCGCCGGAGCGCGTGCACACGGCCCAGCCAATCGCCCCTGCCATCACGAGGTCGTCGTGCTTGCCTCGGGTCGCGGTAGGCTTGCCGTTCTTGTCGATGACGAAGGAGCGCATCTCCTCCAGCAGCTTCAGGTCGCTGGTCTCGAAGATGCGGGAGCGGTGCGCCGCATCCATCCCGTCGAGCATGGGCGAGCGGGTCGCCTCGTTCGTGTGCCAGCCGGGCTTCCCGTCGTCCGCCCACCACAGGAGCTGGTGTGCGTTGAACGCGAGAAGCTCAGGCATGATCGAGAACGCCTGGATGACGGCGGGGCCCGGCGCGTTGCGCTCGATGGCGATCTTGGCCCCGTTGTAGAACACGGCAACGCGGGCGAGGGCGGCGGCGAACTCGTAGGGGATGATCTGCCCGTGGAGCGTCGCGACGTGCTTGCCCGTGCCCTTCTCGAACACGAGCCCGGCCGAGTAGTCCCCGCCGCCGCCCTCGGCAGAGTCCGCACCAACAACGTACACGGCGCCGGGCTTCGGCAGCTCCCACACGCGCAGCGTGCCTCGCGCATGCAGCAGCTTCACCTCTTCGCTCGGGCCCATGGCGGGTAGGTCTTTGAGCGGCGTGCGCGCGACACCGAGCGACTCCTCGATGCGGCGCGGGTCGAAGAACGGCCGCCCGTCGATGAGCCAGCACGTGATCTCGTCCGACGGGTGCTCCTGGTTGAGCAGGTCCAGCCGGTTGCCCGACTCGCTGAACGTCTGCCGCAGCCACTTGATCTGCTCGGGCTTCACGCCCTGCGCCAGCAGCGCCCGCTCCTGCACTTCCAGCGCCCCCGTCGGCGTGATGACCTCGCCGGGACGCAGCGGCAGCGTGTTCTTCGGGTGCGAGTGCCAGGGGTAGAAGTGCGCCCGGTACCCGTTCCACTCGTTCGTCTCGCCGGGAGGCGGAGGACCGATGCGTGCGCTCTTGTACTGGTCGTAGAAGTAGCCGGCCGCGCCCATCGCCGTGCTCTCCTGCACCACTTCCGTCACGGCGTCGGCGCCGCGCGGCATCGAGTTGAGCATCGCCGTCGTCGTCTCGATCGCGTAGGCGTACGAGGAGACCTCGCTCATGTGGAGCCGGTTGATGGTGGCGCCGCGGCCGCGCGTCGCAGCCGCCGTCACGTTGCCACCTGCCACCACCACGCGCATGCTCGCGTCGCGGTCGTGCATCTCCCACCGCCCATCCTCCTCGACGTCGAACGGGAGCTGGATGCCCCACTGCCTCAACGACCAGAAGAAGATGCGGATCTTGTCGTAGATGGAGGTCCGCACGGGGTGCGGCGCCTCTTCGTGCTGGATGACGATGACGACCTGCGCACCCCTCACGGTGAGGAACCACCAGATGTCACGCGCGCACTCGAAGGTCGTCGCGAACACACGCCGGGCCTTGAGCAAGATGTCGCGCTTGGTCCTGTTGCGGTGGAACTGACGCTGCATCCACGTCAGCTCCATCGGGATGCGCGGGCCGCCGTCGATGTTGGAGACCTGGAGCAGTGCGCAGAAGCGCGGGAAGTCGGCGATGGCGCGCGCGAGGTCTTCCGGGCTCGGCCCCGTGCGCACGGGAACGCTGGGCTTCACGGGCGCGGGCGGCTCGATGTACTCGGGGATCGCCTGGTACACGGCGACGGCGGCCTGCACTCCTCCAAACGCCTGCGCGGCGCTGGCAGCGTCGGCCCCCGCGGGCTCGCAGTCGCACGGGCTCGTGAAGCAGTCGGAGCACGTGACCTGGGAGACCGCGGCGCTCATGGGCGAGCCTCAGCCTACTCCGTGGCCTTGTTCTTCTCCATGATCGCCTGGATGGTGGACCAGTCGACCGTCGCGCCTACGGTCGTGAGCGGGCCGCCGTTCTCGCCCGTCAGCTCGACGATGTCCTTGAGCAAGCCTTCGAGCTTGGCGATGTTCATGTTGATGCTCTCGGCGCGCGCGACGGCCTTGAGGTCAGGGCTTCTGGCGCCGGCACCCGTCTGCGGGTTCGCGGGCGTGGCCTGGGTCATCGGCGCGATAGCGAACAGGAGCCGTTCGAGGCGCGCCTTCGACTGCGCGATCTTCTCGTCCTTGTTGAGCCGTGTGACCTGCATGCGCTCGATGACGCGCTTGACTGCCTTGCACGCACCGGAGCCGTCAGCGTAACCGAGGAGCTTGGCGATCTGGCTGTACGACGCCCCGGTGAGAGACAGGCTCCACGCCTTCTCGTCCTTCTCGTGCTGCGCCGCAGTCTGCGCCGCATTCTTGCTCCCCGGAGGCGGTCCGCCGGGTACGCGCTTCTTGAATCCCACGTCACACCTCAGCCGTTAGCTCAACCATGTCCTGCTGGGAGTGTAGCTCAGCAGTGATCCGTTCGTGTGGTCCTGCCGAGCCCGGTCTAGCCTGTCTGCACCTGACCGCAGGTCCGCAAGTCATGCCCGGACTGACTGCACACCGAGCAGCGTCTGGGTCCTCTCTTCCGTCCCTCAGAGAGGTGGGAAAGATGGGGGAGGAGATGCAGGACTGGCGCACACTCCGTCCGCACGTCCACGGGGGCGCTCTCGGAAGGCAGCCGGTCGAGCCGGTCCAGCAAGCCCTGGAGCCGGTGCACTTCGTACCGCAGCTCGTCCAGCTCCTGGAGCCGCTGACCCTCCAGCTCCGCGAGAGCCAGGAAGCACTCGATGTCCATGGTCAGGTCCCCCGAACGACCGCCTGGAGAAAACGGAGTCCGAGAGACCTGACGACGGACACCCAGTGCATGCTCGGGTCAGGAACGAGGCAGGTGCTCTCGGGCTCTCATGGCGGCCAGGAGCCGTCCGATGGTCGCGTTCAGGCCCTCGCCTTCGCGAACCTGAACACTTACGCCATCATACGGCCCGCCCGTGATGGCGATGACGCCCGAGGTGCTCTTGGCCTGCGCGAGTGTGATCCGGCCCGGCGGTGTGCCTGCGGCGTTGCTCATGCTGTCCGGTCTGTCCTCGGGCTCGCGTTGCCCTTCGGCGTCGCGAGTCCCTCTTAGGTGAACTGCTGGTGGCGGCCCCAAGTGGCCCAGGGATGACCCTACGTGACACTACCTACACATTATCCCCGATCTTCGTCGAGAAGCGTGAGCGCGGCGGCCACGTACTGACGCCTCACGTGCGTGCTCTCCTCGGTCGTGTCGAGAAGGGTCGTCGCGATGTAGACGCCCTCGCGATCTGTCACCCTGACCACGGTCGAACACGAGCTGCCGTGTGTGCGGCCGGGCCACGCGCGACGCCAAGCCGCGTGCGTCAAGATGACGTCGTGGGAGCCTCCCAGCGCGATGGCGGTGTCGCGGATGGAGCGCAGCTTCACGAGCAGCTCGTCCGCGGTCATCGGCGTCACGGTACCTCGAGCTTGGTGACGCCGTTGTTGAGCTGCACGACGACCTCGCCGTCCCAGGTCTGAGACGAGCTGAGCAGGTCGGCCGCGCGTATCTCTCGCTCCAGGCGCAGCGAGTCGATGATGCGCCTGGTCACCGACTGGTACAGCCCGATGCCCCGGTCGGCCGGCGAGGTCAGAGCGTTCGTTCGCGTGCGCACCCGCTCCTGGGCTTCTTCCAAGTCCAGCAGCGTCGGCACCTCAGGCATGAGAGCCATGACCGCCACCTGCCGGTCACCGAGCAGGATGAGCGCGTCCAGCGCGTCGTCCGTGATGTCCACGAGGGGCATCTCCTAGAAGTCCTCCAGCTTGGGGAACTCGGCCAACCCCGTCTGCCGATCGGGCGTGTAGTCGGCCCCGGCGCCGCGCGCCACGTCGACCAGGAACCGTTCCCAGGTCTGAGCCACCGTCTCGCCCATCTCCTTCCAGTCGAGGCTCCCGCCGTAGTACCCATTGTGCGAGACGCGCATGTCGATGAAGCACACACCGTGGTCGGTCGTGATGACGTGGCCCCACGTGTCAAGCACCTCGGCTGCGTCCTTCTCCGCTTGCGTCGGCTCGATGCCGGGCGCGTTCTCGACCGACACGACCTTACCGCCCTGGAGAGCGTCCGCGCCGGAGACGCCGTTGATGAAGCAGTTGGCGCAGCAGTCACCCTCGGGTACGAGACGCACCATCTGCCAGCCGTCCAGCATCAGGCAGAGGTTGCCGGAGCCCTTGTCCATGCGCGCCTCCAGGATCGTCCGCCCGACCAGCTTCTCCAGACCGCTCATCACTCTCTCCTCGTGGGCACGACGGGACTTGAACCCGCGACCACCAGACTCTTCATTTCTGGTGCTCTACCGACTGAGCTACGTACCCGTGTGTTCTACCGCGTACCCCCGTCGAAGATGCTGCTGACGTCGATGTGGCGCCTCTCTGCCTCGGCACGGAGCGCGTTGACGCTCGCTTGGAGCGACTCCTGCTGAAGCCGGAGAGCGTCAATCTACGCGCGGTCCTCGCGGATGCGGTCTCGCGCGTCGCAGATGGCGTTGCACGTGTCGAGGACGGAGACGTGCGGCCCTGCATCCACAGGAGCGGCGTCGTGTCTGACCACCGGCGCTGCGGTAGGGTCGCACCCTGCGACGAGAACCAGCAACACGAGCCCCTTCACGACGTCACCTTCACCAGTCTGCCGTAGACATCCTCCGGTCCGATCCATCCGTTGAGCCCTCCCTTGTTGTTTCCGATCATGAACGGCGTGGAGCTGCGAAAGTGCCTGACGCCTGCGGTTACCACAATGGGCTGGATCGCGTGGACGATGTGAAGGTACTGCTTCCGCCCCACACGGCAGAGCACAACGTCGTCTGTGCCCAGCGTGAGCGGGTCCACGGGCTCGACCGTGCAGAGCTGCCCCGACATGATGCGCGGCTCCATGCTGCGCCCGTGCGGACGGAAGCTCACCGTCTCGCCACGCTTCAGGGCCGCGATGTGCTCGTCCGCCCAGCTCGCACCCCAGTTCTTCTTCTCGCTCACG